GTTGTTGGATGAAGCAGCAGTTCTTTCACCTAAGGTTAAAGATAAGGTAGCGTTATCAATTCTTGACATATTGCAAGTACCAGAAGGTTGATGTTCTTCGGGGTTAAGAGCAAATGAGTAAACGTTAACACCATCAGCAGGGGTGTTAGAAAAGTGTTGGCTAGGTTGGACATAGTTGAAGTAGTGACCATCTTGAGATGAGAATCTGTCGTGACCGTTTAATTGTAATTTAGCGGATTGAACAGGGTTTTCAGAACCATCAGCATATAAACCGTAGTTGTTGTGTTGGTAGAATACTCTTGAGAATCTATCTAATAAATCAGATACATGATCAGCAGTTACACCAGCTTTTAATTTATCAGTACTGTTTTTAGATACATCAGCAGCAGTTAAAGTATGTGATAAGACAACTACATTATCTAAGTTAGCTCCGGCTGTACCGTTAGAATCACCAATAACAAGTTGAGCAGTAACTTTAGCAGCTAATGCATCTAAAGTAGCATTACCAGAGGCGGTAGTAGTACCTTGAGTAATTTCATCAGTGTTAGTAGCAGCATTAACTTCAGTAGCACTTGTTAAACCTCTACTAGCTAACCATACAACTTTGGCGAATCTTTCCATATCGATATCACCGTGGTCGTTAAGAGCAACAGTAGATTTACCAGTAGTGTAGTTACCCATTCTTAAAGCCCAGTATAAAGCTTTGCAAGGGTGGTTGAAGTTAAGTCTGAATTTTTCGTTGGCAGTGTTGACAGATTCATCACCAGTGAATTGTAATTGTTCGATCAAGTATTCGTGAGAAGCTTGAGCGAATCTTTTTCTTTCTTCACTATCAAGGTAGACGTAGTCGATCAATAAGATAGCATCTTTGAATTTAACATCAGATCTGGAAGCACCATTGATGCATTCTCTGACATCTCTGAATTTGAAAGTTACTCTGACATCGTGGTATTGTAAAGCAATTAAAGGTAAAGCTAAACCATTGTTTCTGCAGAACCAGAATTGCATAGGTACGTACATGGTGTATCTGTTTCTAGCATTACCATGGATTTTTCTTACTTCAGGTACGTTACCGACCATTTTATTGTAACCTCTGTCTAAAGAGCTGTTTCTGGCTAATTCATTCCAGATATTTAACCAGTCACCGTAGTGTTCATCAATTTTAGAACCACCAATTTCTACTTTGGCAGATTCAACTAAAGTATGACCAAGGTTTTCTACGAAACCGAATGATTCACCTGCAGCAACTGCTTCTAATTCAACTTTTAAGTACATTTTGGTTACTAAATCACCATTTCTGGAGATATTGCAGGTTACGGTTCTACCGAAATCAGCAGTACCATTGAATGTTTGTTCGATACATTCAGTTGAGAAATTGGTGTGTCTTCTGTAAACTACTTTAAAGAAAGTGATTTGAGGGTTTCCTGTAAGGTAAACATCTTGAGCCCCATAGGCTACTAATTGCATTAAACCTCCTCCCATATTATATTACTATATACATTAAAAAAGATAATTTTTTTAGAATAATTTTTTTATTTTTTTAAAAATTTAATATATTTTTTTTAGAAATAATTTAATAAATAAAACTTATATTTTATAATTAAAAAATAATTTTAGAGTACTTATAGTTCTAAAAAATATTTTATTATATATTTTTCATCTATATTATTAATAAAAAAAACACAAAAAAACAAAAATTCAAAAATGTGAAAATGAATTTTTGTAAAGTTGACTGCGTAAAAAATTAGTATTTATTTAACATTTCTACTATCATTATTTATTTAAGTATGTATAGATGAAATTGAAGAACTAGTAATTTTTATTTTAAAATGATTTAAAGATGTTTCCTTATATATTTGTATTATAACCAATGTCTACCTTTAAATACAAACCCAAGAAACAAATTCATGTAAAAAAAAAGGACGGTAGCGTTAGTACTACATTAGATGTCAAACATCGTGAAAAGATGAATTATTTTGAAAATAAAAAAACAGAAATACCAAAGCTTATGGTGAAATTAAAAAAATGCAGATTAGAGCTAGAATCATATAATAATAAAGGTTATGATGAATTTAGTATGTCTGACATTGGCAGAAAATCAGAATTAAAAGATCAGATTAAAGATATTGAATTTGAGATTAACAACATTAATAATAATCAAGAGGAACTTGAATATTATGACAGTACTCTGAATGTAATTTGTGATTATTATAATTTAATTGAGGATGATGATCATGCTAAAAAGAAAAAAACCGTAGACTCGGGTGTTAGTATTATGGCTTTCCTTAATAAAAAAAATGAAGAGCCTAATAATAGTAGCGAAACTAATGATAAAAAAGATGATAAGATTATTAATAATAGAGCATCTTTATATGAATCATACTTACTATTAACTAATGGTTATTCTAATAAAAAAAAAGATTATTGTTGTATAAAATATTGTCCACAATGCAATATAGAAAAAGTACTATCTCATAGTGATGGTATGTACATTTGCACTGAATGTGGTAATTGTGAAATGGCTATTGTTGATAGTGATAGACCAAATTATAAAGATCCAACTAAGGATACTTCAACTTATGCTTACAAACGTATTAATCATTTTAATGAATGGCTTAATCAGTTTCAAGCTAAAGAATCTACAGAAATTCCTAAAGAAGTTTATGATTCTATTTTAGCTGAAATTAATAGGTTAAGAATTATTAATTTAGCTATTTTAACTCCTGAAAAAATGAGAAAGATTCTTAAAAAATTAAGATTAAATAAATATTATGAACATATACCACATATTATTAATAAATTAAATGGTTTACCACCTCCTAAATTATCAAGAGATACAGAAAAACAATTAAGAAGGATGTTTAGAGAAATTCAAGAACCATTTGCTATACACAAACCTAAAGATAGAAAAAATTTTATTAGTTATTCCTATATATTACATAAATTCTGTGAATTATTAGAATTGGATGAATTTTTACCCTGTTTTCCTTTACTTAAATCCCATGAAAAATTATCACAGCAAGATAGAGTATGGAAAAAAATATGCAATCATTTAAATTGGGAATTTTATCCTAGTTGTTAAAAAATTGAATTATTATTATTATTGTTATTATGAAAATTATTACCATATTTAATAAAAAATGGGAATTTTTGATTATTGTTGCATAATAGAAGGTGAATCGTGTTGCTTAAGAGATAGCAAAGGACAGGATTGTACTTTTGGATCTGTATATTTAGTTAATAAAAATTTAACTAAAAAAATATTAGCAGAATACAGTGGATATGGTTATGTATATATTGAAGGGATTGAAGTATATGATTTGGGAAATGATTATGATGATGATCCTAAAATAAAAAAATCATATATAGCATGCACAGAATGTGCTAAAAATATAGAAAAAATAGTTGATAAATTTGATGATTTATCAGATGATGAAAGTATTGAAGTTATTAAAAAAAAGAAATTAGATTATTTAGAAAAAGAATTAAATAATTTAATTATAAGAAGAGAACAAATAAATAAGCTTATTAAAAAATCAAGGAAAGATATAGAAAAAGAAAAAGGAAAGATATAGAAAAAGAAAAAGAAAAAATATAATATCGCCAATTTTAATCGGGTCATTCCTATATTTCTTATTATTATTTTATTTTCTAAAACCCTTATTAAATCCTTTTGGTACAATTTGTTGTTGACTTTTAGTTCCTGTACGTCATGGTTTTATTCTTTTACGATGACCATAATTTTTTTGATTTTTTTCAATATAATTATTTTGATGTGAAGAATTATTTTTTGTATTTTTTTTTGTATTCGGTTCCAAAAAATCTTCAATTGAAAGTGGTTTAGATATATTAATATTATTCATTTTATATTATTAATATATTTTAATGTTTAAGTAAATTAATTTATAGGCTTCTTGTTGGAATTGATAAGCCTAAAGATGATGTACCTATAGCAAAACCAGCACCTTGTCTAGCTGCTTCTGATACACTAGGAGCATACATATCTAAAATAGCAAATACACATGCAGCAGTTATAGCAATCATAATGATTTCTCTAACTTCTATAGTTTCTTTTGGAATATATCTGGCAGCTACAGCAACAGCAAGCCCTTCTAAAGTATATTTAGCAGCTCTTTTAAGAACTTCTCCGAAATCTAAATTAAAATTGGATTTAAATGATTCTATATTATTTTTATTCATTTATATAATACTTTTAAAATAGAAAATAATTTCATATATTTAAAACTGCCGTGTAGATATCAACCCATAATGATCAATAAATATTTATAATTTTTAAATGCATGAAATTAGATTATGGGAACCATGTTTCAATAAAAAATTTAATACTGATATTTTTATAAGAATTTTTTCATATTGTGACCCAACCCTTAGAAATGTATGTAAATTATGGAATAGTATAATTTTAAAAAATAATTATTTATGGGGGACGTGGTATCGTCATAAATGGGATAACATAATTCAAGATAAAACATATTTACAAAATTATTATAAAATGTCTAATTTAGATTATAAATGGTTTAATGATTTATACAAAAAAATTATTTTTTATGAAAATTCATGGATTCTTGATTCAAAAATGGATAATGATAAAATAATTACAGCATCTAAATGGGGTATAATTAAAATATGGAAAATAAATGATTTATTAAATTCATTTGTTAAACCTTTGGTTTATTCAGGACATTTAGGGCCAATTAATTCCTTAGATTTTAATGAAAAAATAATAGTTTCTGGATCACAAGATGGAACTATTAGAATTTGGGAATATGATGATCATAATTATAAAACTATGTTGACTCATCATACAGATGAAATATGTTTTGTTAAAATTTATAAAAATAAAATTTATTCAGGATCTAGAGATAAAACTGTAAAAATTTATGATTTAGAAACAGGAGAAATAAAAATATTATTAGGTCATAGAAATTCGGTATGGACTATTGATTTTGATGAAGAAGATAATATTTATACAGGCTCTTTAGATGGGACATTTAAATTTTGGGACAATAAATCTTTAGAATGCAACAGAACTGAATTAGTTAATAGATTTTGTGTTTTAAAATTATTATATCATAATGGATATTTATTTATTGGATCATGGAATGGAACTATTGAAATTTGGAAGGATTTTAAAAAAATTTACAGTTTAAGTGTAAATAATACTTTTATTAGTAGCTTAAAAATTATAAATGATAAATTAATTATTTCTGGATATGAGGATAATATTAAAATTTATAAAATACTTTATTATCCTAAAGTAAATCTTAGATTAAAAAATATAATTCAAGGAACAAAAATTACTTCAATTTCTGCTACAAACAATAAATTATTATCTACAAATTCAAACGGTCAAATTATTTTTTACAATTTTGATATTTAAATAATAATATATAAAGAATTACCTAATTATGTTATAACATAATAAAGATGAGTGATAAAATAGATTATCTAACTGAAGATAAACCTCTAACTAACCAAAAATTTGTATGCTTATCCTTCTTGTCACCTGAAGGAGTTTCTAATTGTAAAATTAGAGGTTTGAAAGTAAGAGGAGTATATGAAACATATGAAGAAGCTACTGAAAGAGCTAAACTTTTAAGAGATACTGATAAACATTTTCATGTTTTTGTAGGTGAAGTTGGTAAATGGTTGCCATGGGATCCTGAACCAGATTCCAAACAAGTCAAAGATGCTGAATATGCTGAAAATGAATTGAACAATTTGATGAAAGCTTATAAAAAGAATCAAAAAGCTGCAGAAAAATATGAAGAAACCAGAAAATCTGAATTATTGGAAAAATCTCTTCAAGAAAATCTTGAAATCAGAAAGAAAACT